AACTTATAAATCTAATCCTCACTGCTCCAAAGCCACCTCTGATTGCGTGATCTCTCACACCTGGACAAGGGTTAGGTCCTCTACCACCAGTTCCAACTGGAAGCACTGGTACACAACCATCGTTTTCATAACAGCCACAAGCACCACTGAAACCCCAACAAGATGACCAAGGTATACCGCCTGTTGGGAATCTACCTGATCCTAATCCTGATCTGTGTTGGTGATGACCTTGACCTGACCATTGAGCGAAACCGTTACCGTCATCATTTGTATATACAATCATTCTTCCCTCTTTGGAACCTTGTCCCGCTGGAGTTGGAATGTGGTGATTAAACATACAAATACATGAAGGATAGCAACCAAATGCTGACACACAAGAATTTAATCCTGGCTTGTTAATCTCTCCACCATATGCACAGGCTACCCATGCCCCGTTACACTGGTTACAAATAATTCCACATTGGTTGTTGTCTGTTTTTGTTACACAGAAACCATTTGCTCTGTAGCAACAATAAAAACTGTTGTTGGTTGAACAAAAAGATATTCCACCTCTACCACCTTCTGCACATACGCAAGTCTCTGTGCCACCTATACAAAATCTTAACATAGTAGGTTCTGAACAACCTCTAAAACATAAACTTGATGAATTTCCACATGACTGACCTAGACAACCACAAATGTAATCGCCTGCCGACATAACAACTGTTTTCTTAACATAGGCACCTGAGTTACCTGGAAGACCAAAACCACAACAGCACATCTCAGCGCCTGAACCACCTGGTCCCCACGCCTCTACTACCGCTGTTCCTGATGTATTCGGATGGAAACAAAATCCGCACCATATTCGCGAGTAGTTCGCTCCGTCGTGATATACAAAAATCTGACCTTTCTCTAGATTAGATTCTGCAACCGATACGAATGCGTCCTGCTTTGTACCGAGTAATGATTTTAAACTTGCCATAGTCTCCGTTTCCCTAATTAGTTTTATAAGTGTAATATAATAAAAATATTATACAGCACCTACGACCCAACCGTAAGTTGCGCCTGTGTAAATTAAAGTTATAATCGCACCATTTAAGTCAAGTGTTAAGTCGTCTGCACTTCCTTGAATTAAAGATGAATTTCTTGCAACAGTTACGTTATTAGTTCCGAAACTAGAGTTTGCGTCAATGATCTGAATTGTGTCATTAACTAATAAACTTGCGTTCGCAGGTAACGTAATTGTAAAAGTTCCTGAAGAACTGTTTGCTAAGATTCTCTCATTTACCGCCGCTTGGTGTGTCGTACTCACTATTTTAGTGGATACTCCAGCAGTTCCAGTTGTTGATATGTATCTTCCCATTTTTTTGTTTCCTTCGTTTATACTATTTATGTTAAATTACATAAAATTAAGCAGTACTTGTTTCTATTCCAGTTACAACCACGCTTACGTTAGCCGCACTTGAATATGCAACCAATTTTTGCGTTGCCGCAAGTACCAAACCAGTTCTTTCTAAAACCCCGTGACTTAGAATTTCCGTCTCATATTCAACGTATTCTGCGTCATCTGGAGTCGCACTATCCGCCACCGCTAATCTTACTGCAATGGCTTGATTACCTCTGTTACAAAACGATACTGTTGCAACCGTGAAAGTTGAAGCAGGCGTTGTATACACAGTGGTATTGGTAGCGGCTGAAAGATTTGCTTTACCTATTCTTCCTGATGCCATGTCCTTTTTCTCCTTTTATTAACTATGTATCAACATATTCATTGCTATTGGCACACCTGTTACCCCTTTTGTGAAGTTTGCAACACTGCTAATAGTAATTTTACTGTTGTTACTTGTACTTATCGTATTACCCGTAATTACCACTAATCCAGCAGTAATTAAGTTAACATTGAGCGAACTTGCACCACCACCGATCTGTGAAGCGATATAAGTTCTAATTGCTCTCTGTGTTGGAACAATGGAGTCCGAATTAGCCGCCATTGTACCATCAGTTGAGAACTCGTTAATTGAAGCACTAGATCCTCCTAATGCTAGATCTCCCAACTGTAATTCTTGTAGTCCTGAAATATTAAATGCATCTGCATTCAATGAAGCAATACCAGTTGCCTGTTCTACGTTGAACAAGTCACCAACTCTAAAGTTACCGTCTTGGTCAGTTGAAGTAAAGAATACTCTACCACCGCCGCCTTCAACAGTTTCGTTAGCCGGTATTGGATTCTGATTTGGTGAACCTGGATAGTTAGTTGAACTAAAGTTACCAGTACCAATATCTAAGAAATCGTGTCCAGTTAATCTGTTTTGTGAATATCTAATTCTTATAGATAGACTTGTACCATGATCCGGAGCATACTGCGCCGTTACATTTGGTGAAACTTGTAACAATGCACTGTAAGGTGTTTGTGTTCCAAGTTGTCCATTTACAGATACAAGTTTGTAATATACTCCTGGTCTGTGACCAAATTCAATGTTTGCACCTGCTCTTGGTAAGTCACTTAAATTTTCTACCTGTATAAATTTACCAGACTGATATGAATCTCTAAATCCACCAAATAATTCTGCTGTACCACCGCTTGAGTATGCTGTGTAGTTACTTGAATCTAATGGAACTGTAAATCCATCATCTGCAAAAAGTTCAAATGAAGTTGTATTAACTACTCTTACGTAGTAGAATACGCCAGTATTTAATTCTGTCATTCCAACGATGCCAGTGAATTTAACTCTATCACCTGAACTGTAATTGTGTGCCGCCTGTGTAGTTACAACTGGTGGTCTTGCTTGAGTAATTCCTGTTACTGTCGCTTGAGTACCTTGTGCTGTAATTACCACTGCCGCTGTTTTGTAATCGATACCACGTGAAACAAAAGTTGGTGGACCTAACACACCATCGCCTATGTATGATTGTAACGTTGCGTCTGATGTATTGTTAGGATCAACTAGTGTAACTGTTGGTGCACTTGTATAAGAAGCACCACAATCGATCATTCTAATTTGTGTAATTTTATTTGTAACAACTGATGCGATACCAACTGCTTGTCTTGACGCTGTTGAACCATCTCCTGCTGGAGCACCAATCTGTACTCTTGGAGTTATTTCATAAGTTGTAGTAGAATCTAAACTTGCTTCAACACTTACACCACCTAGTACATCAAAACCTGCAGAATTGTCTGAAAGTTTTTTCATAGTTGCAATTTTACTTGCCGAATTGTAAGTATCTATGTAACCGTATTGACCTGCACCTTTACCTTCAGTAATTAACAAGAACATTCCAACATACGCACCAGAGGCTCTACTATCTGCCGCCGCCAATGTGATTTGTGTAGTTGTTCCTGTTTGTGCTGAGTTAGTTGTTGTTATGTAACCATCTCCACCTAAGTTGTTACCTGCTGGATCAGTTACTCTAATTTCGTAAACACCACCTGTATTAACTGTCGCCGCTGGTGTGTTTAATCCGTAACCATCACCTGAGAAAGTTAAAGTAGTTTGGTTAGCAACATATTCTCTACCTGCATTTTTGTAGAAAAGACCTTGTATCGCACTACCATCTGTGAATACATCTGCAAGTGCATCAGTTGATCTGTTGTTTACAGTTGCAGTAACTGGAACTTCTGTTGAATCAACTCCTTCTGATACACAACCAAAGTCACCATATGATGAGTTACCGTTTGTTGCTCTAATTTTTCCACCGTTCTCTGCAAGATAGCCAATGTGTCCGTAGTATGAGAATACAGAAACAAGTTCTGCTCTTCCCAAGTTAGTTACCCACGCACCTATACCATCGGAAATTACCTGTGTAAAGTCGTTAGCAACGATTGAATCATTTCCACCTTCGTGTAAGTTACCATCAATTTTCAATCCAACTGCCGCTGTACCAAAGTTTGTAACGTTTTGTACATAAGGTGATCTACCACCTGCTCTACATACAACTTCTTGTTGGACTGCGTTTGCAGTTGCACTTACCCATCTGTGTACGTATTGGTCTCCACCGCCACTTGCACCAACATTTACTTGAATTGTTGTGTCAGTAACTGCTTCAACTAATAATTCTTTGCCTGCCGCTGGGTCAGTTGCTCTTGGATAAGCATGATTTGTAGCATAGTTGTCCTGTGAACATTGGAAAGTTAAACTTCCTGTTGTAATTCTTACAGACTCACCTGCTTCCATGTTGTGAGCACCAACTGTTAGTACTGTTGTTCCTGTTGCAGGATCATATGTACCATTTGTTGGAGTGTATTGTACTGTTCCAGCCGCCGGAACTGCGATCCAAGTTTTGTAATCTTGTGGACCGTATCCTGGATCTAATGAAACAAAAGCACCTGCTGAAGGACGTTTTGTTCCAAAACTGTTTGCTGAACCTAGTGTACCTGTTAAACCTTGTAGTGTACAGTTTCTTAAACCAGTTGCGTTTCTCATATGGAACATATTTTTAGTAGTTGAACCTTGTACTGCGTTCACATACCATTCTGCACCTTGTAATGATCTCTGGTTACCTGTAAATTGTAAGTCGTAAATTATTCCATCTACATAATCTTTAATGTCATCTTCACAGTCTGAAACCACAAAACTTACGCCTGGATTATTTCTTTTAACATATTCAGCCGCTTCTTTGGCAATAAATTCTCTGTTTGCTAAAAGTCTTAATCTTGCATCTGTAAATCCTGCTGTGAATTCAGCGATATTGCTACCTGCAAGTGCTGGTTCCGAACCGTTTGCATTGATTTTGAAGTCAATGTATTTCTCAATTTGATCAGCGATTGTAGCCGCTCTTGTACCAGCCGCCGCCGAACCTGCCGGAGCATCTGTGTTCTGTGTTAATGTGTTTCCTGAAGTAATTGCTGTGACTGGGAAAGTTACTGCAACACCAAGTGTTGTGTTACCACTGCCACCAACGATCACTGTGTTTGCTGGTATAGTGATGTTGTCACTAATTTGATAATTTTGTCCCGGAGCCGCCACTGTTAATGCAGTTACGAAACCAAAACCGTTAGTTGTAATGTTAAATGTTGCGCCAGTTCCATTACCACCTGTTGAAGAAACTGCTGATGCAGTACCTTGGTTTACTCCCAAGTAACCACCTGGAGCAGTAATTGAAACAACACCACCTGATGGTGTTTTTGTTACTGAGTTATTCTGAATCACATCACTTATAATTGCTTCCATACGTTGTATACCTTGTAGACTGTATTGTGTGTCTGAAGAGTTAACAACTGAAGCCGCTGGTCTGATGTTTGTTGATCTTAATTCATCTCCAACAACTGCTGTGTTTCTTGAAACTCTCATTGGAAGAATTTCGTTGTAAATTCCTGTCTTAACATTTAAAGTAATGTTAGGATTGTTTGCCGCAGGTATACCATTTACGTTACCTGCCGTAATTGCATCTGATGAATATTTCATCAATGTTTCAATTAAATCTGTAGAACCTGCCTCAGCAATGTAACTTGCATTTGAATATTTAGGCGTTGAACCTTGTAAGTTACTGTGCGATGCATTAGCAACAACTAATTTAGCAATAGCACTCGCTTGTACAATCGCCGCTGAAGTTTCTGCTTCCTGACCAGTTACGTATGAAGCACCTGCTGGTGTAAAGTAATTTAATGCTGAAAATCTTGATTTAACGTTACCGCCGTGTGTTAAGTCATGTATTGTTGAGTCAACAATTATACCAATATCTCTTCTACATTTCGTTGCGTTGTACGTGAACGAACTTGTAAATGGTGGAGTATTGTTAGAAATCTGTGCGTTGATCCAAGCAATAGTTTCGTCTTGAATGTATGCTTTGTTTCTTGTAAGCATATAAGCCGCCTGTGGATTGTTTGGACCTTTATCAATTTCATGTAGTGCATATCTGATTGTTTTCCATGCTCTATCTAATGTTACACCTGATGTCGGTGCTGGTTGGTCCGTTCCATTTGGACTTACATAATAAACTTGATCAATTTTACCAACGTTACCCCATTCAGGTAATGTTCCTGCCGCGTTAACAACAAGTGCCTGACCTGCTGTACCGATTGGTAATCTTTGTGGACCTGATGCACCATAAATTAAAATGTCACCTTCTGCAGATAAAACATCATTCTCAGGACCGCCTGATAATAATTGCCATACAGAAGTATCAACACCTGCACCTGCTGGATAATCTGGTTGATTGATTGTGCTTGGTGCTTGGTTGTTTGATGTGTGTGAAGTAACACAAATATAAGATGTATCTGTGTTTGTTGTTCCTCTTACAATATCACCTTTGTCATAGTAAGTTGCATTCGCCCAGTTGCCTTTCCAGTATAAACCTTCGTTAAGTTTATTCCAGTAAACAACATTAGGTGGTCTATTACCTGTTGAGTCTGCAATGTTAATGTAAGTGAAACCGCCAACTCTTACAACGTCTCCAGTTTTGTATGCTGTACCGTTGTTGTAGTCGCCTCTTAAATTAAATCCTGTTACAAATAATGCCCAGTCACTTGTTTGTGTTGACGGAACTTTATTTGTGTTTAAAGTTTTTGCAACGTATTGGTAACCTCCGTAAGTTACAGTGTCACCTGGTTGATATTTTGTTGCTGAACTCCATGAATCTTCAAATTCTAAACCTGGTACAAATAATGACCAGTTAGCCGAATCTGCATTTATGTCTGTTGTTGATGTGTAACCTGTTGTACAGATGTATAAGTTTGCTCCACCTTTAACAACATCATTTGCTTTGTATCTTGTCGTACCTGCAAAAGTACCTCTGTACTCAATACCTTTGTGTAAGTATTGCCATTTTGCTTGATCAGTTTCTAAACCATCTGCCGCAGAAGCCGCCGATGTGTGACCTGTTATACAAACATAAATTTGTCCACCATAAGAAACTGTGTCGTTTAATTTGTATCTTGTAGATGTTGCCCAAGTGTTTAACCAATTGAAACCTTTTGAAAATGCTTCCCACTTCGCTTGATCATTTTCTAATCCTAAAGATGTAGTTGCCGCTGAAGTGTGTTCAGTAATACAAAGGTAAATTGTTCCACCGTATTTTACTAAATCGTTAACTTTGTATCTTGTGTTAATAGCCCAAGAAGATTTGTAATCAAAACCTTCAATGAATAAATCCCATTTAGAAGAATCAACTTCTAATCCGTCTGATGCACTTGAAGTAGATGTGTGTCCTGTGTTTGCAATGTAAATGTAACCACCGTATTTTACAATGTCATTTGGTTTGTAAGTTGTGTTAAGACTCCAATCACCTTTCCATTCTTGACCATCGGACATCAACGCCCAATTAGCCGCTGTTAAATCAACTTGGAATGATGCGTTAGCCGTGTGGTTAACAACACAAATATATGTTCTTCCACCGTATCTTACAACGTCATCAACACTGTAAATCGTGCCTGTGTACCAAGCACCTTTCCATACAAAACGTATTCTACCTAGTTTAAACTCTGCCATGGGTTAAAATTTCCTCTTATTAAAGTTATTTATCATTATTGTCCATATCCGTTAGATGGGTCATTTGCACTAATCGGATCTCCTTCATTTAATTCAGTACTTGCAACACCTCCCGTAAAGAAGTTTAATGCTAGTAAGTAACCGCTTATTCCACCCGCTAATTCAGTGGTTTGCGGGAAAGTTATTGTTCCAGTAGTTGGAAATGCTTCATTGAAAATTTCCGCATTTCTTACTTTAATTTGACCTGCTCTGAAACCAGAAACGTTCAAATTAGCACCACCACCTGATACTCTGTTTCCAATGAAACTTACTATTGCTTTTTGTGTTGGTACAACTTCGTTAGAATTCGCAGACATAGTTTCGTCTGTACTAAATTCTTTTACAACAACTTCTGTACCACCTAATACTACACCACCTAAACTTAATTCACTTAATCCTGATAAGTTGAATAAGTCTGCGTTTAGTGTAACAATTCCAGTTGCCTGTTCTACTTCAAATAATTCACCTGTTCTAAAATTACCATCTTGGTCAGTTGAAGTGTAGAATACTCTACCACCACCTGCCATTTTGACTTCTCTATTTTGTTGTGCTTCGTAACCAAATGTAAATCCTAGGTTTGTGTATAAATCTGGATAATTTGTTGTTGTAAATCCACCAGTACCAATATCTAAGAAATCGTGACCAGTCAATCTAATTTGTGAATACTTTTGTCTAATTGTTAATGTTGTTTCATGATCCGGAGATTCATTTTCTTTGAAACTTGGAGATATTCTAAACGTTGCTGATAAGTTTGGAGCACTTCCAGATACATTTGTAATCTGTGTTACTCTGTAAATTTGATCATTGATGCCATTAATGTATAATAAATCTCCTGGTCCCGGCTCTAAAGAAAGATCCTTAACTTTAATTACTTTACCAATTTGATATTCATCTGCAAATCCATCGCCATCGATAGTTGCACTTACGTTAATGAAACCTGTTCCTCTATTAGTAAATGTTGGTTGACTCAATACTCCATTTGCTATTCTAGTTTGTAAAACTGCATCTGTTGTATTTCTGTTATCCGTTAATGTATAGTTAGGCGCTGAAGCGTAACCACTTCCCGGATCAAAAATTTGTATTTTAGATACTTTCCCTGCGTTCGTAATTACTCTGCAAAGTGGTGGTGCACCTTTTTTCAATACATCTGCCGTACTCATTGCAGTAGATTTTATCGGAATGAAATAATTTCCTGCACTTCTACCTTCAACTATCTTGCCATAAGTTCCTGAAAGTGTGCTTGTAAGTTGTTTCCAACTGATACCATCGTAACTGTAAGCAGTTTCACCATTTGCTGTGATTCCAACAAAAGTTCCTTGCATACCAGTAACTTTATATGGTCCTGTGTGTGGCAAAGTATCTGATTCTGTCCAAGTTGTAACAGCACTTGTTGAACTTTGTGCCACGTTTGCATTTGTAACAAAAATTTTGTTTAATGAAGTAGAATCATCTAATGGAGAATCTTGAACTGGCATTAAGAATTTTCCATTTTTGAATACTAAATCTTGTGCAATATATTTTGGTCCACCAACACCTAATCCAACGTTTGCCGCCAATTGCCAATTAGCACCATCATCTACTGATTCCCATGTTTGACCATATTGGTCTGAAATGATAAACAATCCATTACCAGCCGCCGCGTATTTGAATATCGCTGTTGATCCATCATATGGTTCTACCTGTGCGTTTGTCCAACTTGAACCGTTATCTGTCGAACGATATACAACACCTGTGTCTGAAACTATAATCCATGTTTGACCTATTGCCGCAACTCCTGTGAAAGTATCAGAACCAACTGAGCCACTTATGTCGCTCCATGTTGCACCATCGTTAGATGAGTTTACAACACCACTTGAAGATACAGCAATAAATTTATTTGCATTGCCTTCAATGTCATTCCAAGTTGTTGTAGACACTCCACTACAAGCAGTGAAAGTGTTGCCATCAGTTGTTCTTGCACCTCTTCCGTTTCCTAATAAAACTGTAATATTTGTTGAACCTATTCTTGTGTGTGTTCCAACAGCATAATCTCCTGCAATTGGTAAACTTTTAGTTGAACTTGAATATGCTGGTTCACTGAAACTAATTCTTGGCTCAATGAAATATTTTGTTGATGGATCTAAAGGATTAGCAATAGGGAAACCGCCTAGTAAGTGTTGCCAACCTGGAGTATTATCAAATTCTTTTTTAACTGTTGCAACTTTTGTAACTTCGTTGAATGTATCAACTATTGCGTATTGTCCTCTACCTGTTCCTTCCCAAATGTAAATTCTTTGTCCGACTGTTTGTGCCGTAGTACCAGTGTATTGTGCATTTAATTTTATTGACGTAGTGTCACCAGTTATTGCTGGACCAGATAAACTTGTATAACCGGCACCGCCTGCTGGAGTTGAATCTCCTGGACCCATTACTCTAATTCTGTTTACACCACCATCACGTGTGTTTGCATATCCTATTTCACCTGCCGCACCTTGACCAGAACCTGAAATTGTTATTGTTGCCGCTGTGTAATCTTGTCCTGCGTGTCCGTAAGCGAATGCAAAAATTTCATTTTCATCATTGTATACAGCGTCAACTGTTGCTTCTTTTGTTCTGTTGTCAATTTTACCTGTGATCGGAGTTTCTGATGAAATAACACCTTCTGCTACTGAACCAAAGTCACCATATGAATTGTTACCATTTGTTGCTCTTACTTTTCCTCCGTTGGTTGCTAGATATCCTATGTGACAATAGTATGTAAACACAGATACAAGTTCTGATTTACCTTCACCGTTTGCCCAATATCCAATACCGTCGGATATTACCTGTGTAAAGTCATTTGCAACAATAGATTTATTTCCACCATTGTGCAAATCACCGTCAACTTTCATTCCAATACAACCTGTTCCAAATGTAGAAACGTTTTGTACGTAACATGATTTACTTGTAATCCAAGCACTTGCATCTGTTGGTCCTGTTCCTGGATTTAACGTTACAAATGCTCCACCTGTTGGTCTTTTTGTTCCGTATTGATTTACTGCTCCTAGTGTACCTTGTAAACCTTGTAAAGTCATGTTTCTTATTCCAGAGCCATTGTTTACTCTAAACATATCGTAACCTGTCTCAAAACCTGACTTAGGTTTAATTGTTGTACTTCTTAATTCATCTCCAACTAAAGCGACATCTCTTGGAACAGTGATTGGTAATTCTTCTTCATATATTCCAGTTTTAATGAATACTGTCGCAGGTGCTCTGTTGCTTAAATCTTGTTGAATATAATCTGTGGCATATTTTACAGTTTTGAATGGTGCAGATAATTTGGTACCGTTGTTAATTGTGTCATTACCTTCAGGTGCAACATAATAAACTTTTGGAGTTACTTCAAAATCTTCCCAATATGGTAAACCGTTTGTGTTAACTTTTAATAATTGTCCCGCAGTTCCTAAACCTATTCTTAATCTTGTTGAGTCTGCTTGTTGTGTTTTAATATCACCTGGATATTCTAATACGTTTGGTGCGTGACCTTGTGCTAATAATCTCCAATATGGTCCAACATTTTCGGATGCAAAATCTAATGGCGGTTTAGCGTCAGATGAATTTGCTTCGTGTGTTAGTATACATCTATATAATGTACCTGCAACTGAAACAATATCACCTGGGAAGTAAGTTGACTCACCAACATTACCACCAATGTCTGATGCTTTCCATGGACCTTTCCATGCGTGACCATCTACAAGTTTTTGCCAAGGGAAAGGTTCATCTGTTCCAGGATCGTAGGTTGTATCCGTATCCGGATTTGTATTGCTGTGTGTTCTAACCGCGATGTATAAATGACCACCTGCTGTTACTACATCACCTGTTTTGTATTCAAAAGGTGTAAGTTGACCATTTACTAATGTTTGTCCTACCCATTCGCCTTTAAATGTGTAACCAACAATTTGTAATTCCCATGTGGCAGATGAATCTGTTACTGCTGGAGTAACTCCGATGTTACTTTGTAAAGCAACATATGTGTATCCACCGTAAAGAACAATATCACCCTGTTGATAATATTGTGATGTATTCCATAATTGTTCAAATTCTAAACCTGGTAACCATAGACTGAACTTTGATTCGTCCATGTTTTGTTCAATTGCCCAGTGTCCAGTTGTACATTTCCACATACCTGGAGACCATCTAACTAAATCATTTTTAGAATATCTCTTACCAAACTGGTAGTCACCTTGATATCTTATTCCTTCGAATACTGTTTCCCACTGTGCTTGGTTGGCTTCCAATCCATCTGTGTTTACGTTTGCTGTTCCATTTACCGATACTGCCGTAATTGCACCTGAACCATCTACTGTGTTAATTGTAATAACAGCATCATTGGCGCCAGTTGTTCCACCTAGTTCTGCTCCGTAAACTGTTAAAGTTCCTAAAGCAGTGTAACCTGAACCAGCATTAATTATTCTGCAATAATAAGTTGACGCAACTCTGAATATTGCGAATGAAAAGTTTGTACCAGACACGTTGCTAACTGCAACTGTTGGACTTATGAATTCATTTGTTGACGCTGATCTATGTCCTGATAGACATCTGTAAACCATACCACCATGATATACGATATCATCTGGATAGTATAAAGTATTGACTGCCCAATCACCTCTCCAGTTGTCTGATCTAGAATATTGATCCCAGAAATCTGCGTTGTATTGTAGTCCATCATCTGCTGTTGCTGAAGTGTGTGCAGTGTTACACTTCCAAATCGAACCACCGTAGATAACTGTTTGGTCAACATTGTAAAGAGTGTTTGGTTGCCATACACTTGCCCAATCCTCTCCACGTGCAAAGTAAACCCATTTAGTTTCATCACCTAATACACCATTTGATGCTGATGAATTAGAAGTGTGTCCTTCTATACATTTGTATATTAGACCACCAACTTTAACAAGTTCACCTATTTTGTAAAATGTAGATGGTTGCCATGCTCCGGTCCAACTTTGACCGTCCATCATCTGTGTCCATCTTGGAATAGTTGCATTTAAATCGTTGTAAAAGTTTGAGTCTGATGTGTGTACTTCCACACAAACATAAACTTTTGCACCGAATCTTAGGACATCATCTTTTACATAAAGAGTCCCTGCTGACCAGTCACCTCTCCATCTAAAACGTATCCTATCTATTCGAAAATCTGCCATTGATTAATTCCTTACTACTATTTATTTCCTCTAACTACTATAAGGTTCAACGTAACCAGTGTACGTTTGCGCCTCGTTAACTTTTAATACTAATTCACCTTCTTTATTCACATAGTAAAATAGGTTTCTTCCGTCCCATTTGTACTGTTCATAAACAAGGTTTTTATAAACCAATTTGTGTTGAGTATCTCTTCCTTCAAAAAAGTCCTCTCCACGTGACCAGTTATTGTAATTGTCATCAATATTACCTGATCTGTTCAGTTCAACACCGTCTTCTAGTTCAAGCAGATCTGCTTTTACCATGTAAACTGTTCCATCTGAAGTTCTGCGTAAACCATAAAAATACCTGTTGTTACCAAGTGTTTTCTGTAATTCGTCTATGCCTACTCCAAAAACTTGTGCCATTATAATCCTTACGTAATAATATTAATTGTGTTACCCATACCACTGTGAATTGTACACTGATAATAAAGTGTATTTGGTGCATTCATTGGTACAGTAAACACCTGTGTTCCATTTTGATTTCCACTTACACCAGAAGTATAAGCACTACCATTGCTAGATGTTCTAATTGCAAATGGGTGATTTGAACCAGTTGTGTTTACAAAAATGTATGTGTGTCCTCTGTTAAGGTATAACACTGGATCATTTGCTGTGCTTGGAAAACCTGGACCACTGAATGTGTAGTCTGATGAACCGTTAGCACCAATGCTCCATCTCATAGTTGGACCATTTTGTAATACCCAACCACTTCCGTTGTAATATAACACGTCTCCTTGTGATGCTCCCGTCGCCGTTACATCTGTCAAATCGTTTAGTGCTGTACTTGCCGCCGATGAAGCAACAAATTCTAATGCTGTACCGCCTGAGTTTACTTTTACAAATCTTCCTTCATTACCTGAGAAGTTTGAAGGAGTGTCTGTCAATCCTGTAAATGCTGTCGTAATAGTTGGTCTATTGTTTAAGTTATTGTAGTTTAAGAAATATGTGCTGTCTAAACCATCTAGTGTATCAGCATCTGATCCACCGCCACCACCTGTTGCGTCAGCCGCCGGTTGCCATTTTGTACCACTCCATTTTAAAACTTGTCCTGAAGTTGGTGGAGTAGATGTTGTGTCAACGTCAGATAAAGTATCTATTCCAAAACTTTGTGTAAGTTCTAAACCATCTTCTGCTGAATTTACTCTTAAAAATCCACTTCCGAATCCGCTGAAAGAACTTGGAGTGTCAGTCAATCCAGTAAATGTTGTTACGCCGGCACCACCGCCACCGCCGCCACCAGATACTGTTCCTGGTTTCCATTTTCCGCCACCTGCGTCCCAAACTAATGCTTGTCCGTTTGTCGGAGCCGCTGTCGTTGTGTCTACATCTGATAGAACATCAATGGACTTATTTGCATCTGCAAGTTTTACCCATTGTCCTGCGTGAGCATAATAAGCCGCATTCTCGGCGTGTACGTGGGCGAACATTCCGTGATATGTGACTGCACTTGGTAAACTTGCCAAATTGTCATAGTTGAAGGCAACCTTGTTGGCGCCTGGTGCGTTTAATAAATTATTTTGTACGACTGTTAGTGTCGTTCCGTTTCCAAGTGCAGTGTATAATTCACTGAAATTGGAATTCAGTTTTGTACCGGCATCACGTAACGAGTCACCCTGACCATCGTTAGGTAAAGTACCAGTGTTAATTAATTGTCTTGTCATTCTTCGTATCCTCCCACGTTTACGTTCTATCGAATGTTATTTCGTTACTATCAAATTTAATTGTGTTCTTATCCATAGTAAACACTCTTGGTTGTGTCACTAAAGTTTCATCAGTTTGTGGATACGTGATAGTACCGTCTCCTACTTTACTGTTTAATCGAACAACAAATTCTCCTTCGCTGTTGATGTAATAATTTAAATTTACATCGTCCCATCTAAATTGTTCGTACTTTAAATTTTTAAATGGTTTAGCGTGATTTAAATCTCTTCCTTCGTAAAAATCTTCACCTTGGTCAAAACCTTCGTAGTTGTCAACTATTGCTCCTGGCACGTTAATTGTTACAGGATCATTTGCTTGTAGTTGGTCAACTTTTCCAATGTATAAAGTTCCTTCGTCTGTTCTTCTTAGTCCGTAGAAGTATCTCGACTTTATACCATTTTCTAAATATACAACTGTATCCTGTCCAACCGTATTTGACATCTTAACTTATCTCCACGTAACTTAATACACAATCAATCGAATCGTTAATATTTGATTGTACGTTTAAACTGTTTTGACTTGCAACAATTAATTTTTCTCCAGAGTTTAATACACGTAAACTGGAGTTGGGTGCAATCAATACGTCTTTTACTATAAAACCTGTAACTGAATCTGGAGTTGCTGTTAAAGTTACACTTGCTTTTACAACTGATTCTGTCAAATTTGCTAAAACCATACCAACAACAGTTGTATAAATTCCGTTTCCTGCCGTGTAAACAGAGTTAGGTACAGTTCCTATGTTTTTTGTTACATTGTTTCTAAAGGTCGTTGCCATTTTATTCTATCCTAATGTTACCGCCATTTGTACGGCTATTTCTGTTGCATCAATTATACTTACAGCACCTGAAGATCCTGCAATTGATCCCCACTGGACGCCATCATACAATTCAACCCGCTCATCATTGGTATTGTATCTAATCATACCTAACAAGCCAGTTACTGGTCTATCAACTGTTGTTCCAACTGGAATAACAAATCCACCAGCGTCTGATACATCAATATACCCAGTTCCGGTAGTTTTTAACTTCAACGGAGCAGATATAATATTAGTTATCGTATTTCCTTGGAATCTGAAGTCTTCAATCCTTATACTACCATTTCCATTGGCATTTAGGATTAAATCCTGGTCAACTCCTGTGGTTGTTAGTGTGTTTCCACTGATTTCTATATTATCAACCACCAATTTTGTAACGTCAAATCTAGAAGAATTAACGTTTGCAACAAGTGTATTTGCCGCATAAAATCTTATTGTGTCATCATCATTTCCTGGTGTAAGTTCTGCTGTGATGTATGTGTCCTGGTCAAGGTCATAAACACCTGTCAATGCTATCCAATTAGAGCCATTATAACCTTCAAAAACATTCGTCTGGGTGTTGTATCTCATCATACCCGCTACTGGAGATGCAGGTCTTTGTGCTGTGTTACCAGATGGAATTCTGATCGATCCAGTACCTGCTACTTTGAAAACTGAACTTGCTGGATTAATAATAAAGTCACCAGATGTATTCGTAATAGTGTCACCTGAAGCAGTAAAGTTTTCTAATGTAACACTACCAGTACCACTTGTACGTAAATCTAAATCTGCGTTTGTGTCTATTGATTCAATTTTATTTCCAGTAATTCTTACACTGTCAACAATTGCCTCGTTAGCAAAAAGTTTATTCCAATTTTTTGTAGATGAACCAATGTTGTATAAATTATTTGTTGCTGGGATTAAGTCAGATGCTATACCCGCCGATATTGTAATATTATCTGTTGTTTGATCACCGATCGTTACATTACCACCTATTGTAATGTCTCCACCAACATCTAAATTTCCTGTGATGTTTACATTATCGCTAAACGCAACTGTGTCAGTAAATGAATCTAAATTTAAATTTCCTGAAGTAGTTGTAATTGTGTTACCACTAATTTTTACATTTCCTGATTGAATTTCATTTCCAGAAATAGTTGTAACATCAGAACCTGTAGTAAATGTTAAAGTTGAATCAACATCAATATTTAAATCTGCACTTGTGAAACTTACTTCTCCAGTTTGTTGGTTTACGCTGAATTGATCACCAACTCTAAAGTCACCTCTATGGTCAACAGAACTAAAAAATATTTTTGCTCCATTATTTGCTACAACTTCGTTTGCTTGAATTACTGTTGCCGCATCATTGTCTACTTCATAATCATTTCCAATGTATGCAAAGTTGTGACTTATCAAATACATTTTTACACCAACACCATCTCCTTTTACTCCAAATCTTCCATAGATAGAAGCAGATGCTATTGATCTAACTTCCGCTCCAAAGTCTGTGTAATCAACAAGTGTAAATGATGTTGCAGTTGCACCTGCAGAAGTTCTAATGTCTTGTGCAATTAAATTTGTGTCTAAGAAAGTTGTAGATGCATTGTTTCCATTAAAGTTTGCAACTAATTTTGTGTTTGCATTTCCAACTGCTTCTGTTGTTGGTGCTGTGAAATTTCCTGTGTGTAGTGCTTGACCTTTGTACACTCTTAAAGCATCGATATAGCCATTCCAACCATTTGTGTTTCCAAAGTTATTACCTATCACAAAAGGTTTAGCATTGGCAAAATCCGCTGAAGCACTTGCACTTCCAACGCTTGAACCATTGATATAAACTGTGATTGTGCCACTGCTTCTAACTATTTCACAATGCGTCCATACTGATAAATTGAAGCCTTGTGATCCCGTAATTATTACCGAACCGTTTACATAAACTTTTGGCACGTTGTTTTCTACATAAAAATACAAAGCATTTTCAACCGATACGTTGTTACGCATATCAATTAGAGATGTTGTTTGAACTGCATTAGGATACGCCCAGAAGTCTATAGTAAAGTCTCCTGTGCCAAATCCAAAGTCTGCGTTTGTGTTTATTTTTGCGGCGTCGCCTACGCCATCTAATTGTAAACTTGCCGAACCAAACTTTTTAGTTGTTGTGTTTAATTTTGCATCACCGATCGCTTGAATAGTTTTTCCATTCTGTTCAGCAGGTAATTGGAAACCTAAAGATTTTCCATTTATAAAAATTTTATCTCCATCAACCGCCGCAATAGTGCCTGATGCCAACTGATTACCTTGTGTATCGTAGTAAGTTAAAACCTGACCTTGTGCAAGTGGTGTACCTGAAAAGCCACCAACTTTTAATGCAGTTTGTCCTGCACCTTTTAATCCTAGTGTGCCGTCATAAGCATTAATGCTAGATAGTGCAAAATATGTAAATGAGTTTAACCATTCTATTCTAACACCATTTGTAAGTGTGATTGCATCCACACCTGGTGTGATAAATGTTGCATTCTGGAATAAACAACTTGCTTCATTACTGTTTGGCGTTGCAAGTTCACCATCAAAGAATGCACCTCTTCCAGCATCACCTGATAAAAATCCTCTTGGATCTGCCGCAGTTGTTGTTGAACCTTGTGTAATTACTGTGATATTTCTTATGTAAGGTGATCTAGATGTAACTTGGTAACCAGTACTATCGTCATTACCAGTTGGATTAAATCTAAATGCGTGTCCTTCGTTTGCAGAACTGTTGTAATAAAAACCTGTAATTGTAATATCTTCAATTGTTACTTCACCATTTAGTATGAAAGCATCTTTTGTATTTGTTGAACCAGTTGGTTGAATTGTTACCGCTCTTAAACCATCACCTCTCAGAGACACACCCGTTGGCATTGTTAAAGGAAATGCTTCTGTGTATGTACCTGGATAAACGTGAACGTGATCACCTGCAACGCAAACAGACAAAGCCTGTTCGATTGTTGCGTAGGGATCATTTTGGTGAGTTCCTGAATTACTGTCGCTTCCGTTTGTAGCAACGTAAATCACTTTACCTGGACGTGCTGTTAAGTTCAATCCTTGTACAGTGATGTTACCAGATAGTGTTAAATTGTCAACAGTCAAGTTGTTTGCGTATGCATTATTCCATCTTTTTGTTGCACTACCTAAGTTATAAGTGTTGCTTACATCAGGTATTAAGTTGGATGCCACATCGGCATTAATTGTTAATGAATCTGTGTCTTGGTCACCAATTGTTATGTTACCATCTGTCCTGATATTACCAGTTGCATGGATATTACCGTTAACTCTTGTGTCACCATAGATGTCAACAGTACCAGTTCCGCTGGTTACGATTTCAAAATTTTGATTTGAATCTGTGGCTCTAATTGTGTTACCACTAATTATTAAGTCATCTACTTGTAGATTATTGTTGTATAAGATTCCATCAGGTGCAGATAAGTTCAACTGATTTGCAGTTGTTGTAATACTGTTGCCTGATATTGTGATATTTCCAACTGTGACTTGACCAGTTGCTTCTAAATTTGTTGTACGTGCTGTACCGTTTACATCCAACGGATATTGTGGAGTTGCGGTTTTTATACCGACCCTGTTGTTATTAACATCAATGTATAACAGGTTTGTCTCAAATGCCAAATTCTGACCTTGTCTCAGAAGATTTGACTTTAAGAGTTGACCCGAAATTCGACCAACGGCCATTGTTTACTCCTTTT